AATTTTACTGCCCTCAACAGGCTGCTGCCTGGCTTTGACCAGGGCATCATCAAGAGCAAAGATTTCACGGCCGCGCAGGACGAGCTCGCCCGCCTCACTGGCGGCGCAGCGTCCGAAAGCGCCAACACTGCCGCCGGCCAATTCCGACGCTTTCAGATCACGCTGGAGGAAACTAAGGAAAGCATCGGCGCGGCGTTGCTGCCGGTCCTCGATGCCTTCCTTCCCATCTTGCAGTCGGTAGCCAAATTCGTGCAGGAAAACAGCCGCGTGGTCGTGATCTTGGGAGCGGCGATCGCCACGCTCTCGGGAATCGTGTTGGCCGTCAACGCCGCCATGAAGCTGGCAGCTGCGACCACGGCGATTATGACTGGGGCACAGATCGCGCTGAACATCGCCATGAACGCCAACCCCATTGCCATCGTGGTGACGGCAATCGCTGCCCTGGTGGCGGGCATCATCATTGCCTACAACCAGAGCGAGACATTCAGGAACGCGGTGGATGGCGTCTTTAGCGCCCTGCGCAGCGTCTGGAACATGATCAGCGACAACGTGGTTCCGATCCTTGAATTGTTCCTGACCACCATCAAAAGAGCGTGGAATTGGATCTCTGACAACGCTGGCCCGATCCTTGAGGTTCTCAAGACGTCACTGCAGCTCGCATTTGCACCGTTTACCCTCGCGATCAGCGCAATCAAGAGACTGGTCGACGTTTTCAATGATTTGAAGCCGGCCATGGACGCCACCTTTGAGTGGATCAAGGAGAACGCTGGCCCGGCGCTGCAAGTTCTGAAAAAGGCGCTTGAAGTGGCATTTGCGCCCATTTCGGTTGCAATCACCGCCATGCGAACCCTGATTGACCTGCTGGGGTCATTCAAGAAGGATTTGCCCGCAGGAGCGACGGGCGCGGGCGCAATCTTTAGCGGTGGTCGAGGCATCCCGAAACAGCCCAGGGCTATGGCAAACGGCGGGATTGTGACCCAGCCAACCATTGCCCTGATCGGTGAGGCTGGCCCCGAGGCCGTGATACCGCTGAACAGCCGCAACGCGGGCATGGGAATGAACATCACGGTGAACGCCGGTTTGGTGTCCAGCCCCGAGCAGGTAGGCCAGCAGATCATTGAGGCCATCCAGAGGGCACAGCGGCGTTCGGGCCCGGTGTTCGCGCCGGCATGAGTGCGCCCGTCATAGAAGTCCAGATGGGCTTTGAAACCACCACTGGTTTTGGCAACCCATTTCAGCTCAACAGCGGCACCTACGGACTGCTGAACACCGGCACGCTTGGCGGCATCCAGTTTGTCGACGTCACCAGCATGGTGCAGAGCATCACGATCACCAGGGGGCGCAACCGCGAGCTCGAGCAGTTCAACGCCGGCACCGCAAACATTGTTTTCTATGACCCCACGCGCATTTTCGACCCGCTCAACACGGCATCCCCGTATTACCCGTTCGTGGGCCCGCGCAACCCGGTCAGCGTCTACGCCAACGGAATTGAGATTTTTTGCGGCTTCGTGGGCGATTGGAACATCGCCTACGGCAAGACCGACAACGCCAGCGTTATCAGCGTGAGCTGCGCCGACGCCTTCACCATCCTTGCCAATCAGAACATGAACGCCTGGACACCGACTGCGCAGGCTACGGGGGCCCGCGTTTCGGCCGTTCTGGACCGGCCCGAGGTCATCTACCAGGGCGGGCGTTCCATTGACACTGGATCGTCGACGCTCGGCGCGTATGCGGTCACGGACGGCCAGAACGTCTTGCAGTACCTGCAGACCGTCACGGCTTCCGAACAGGGATACTTTTTTATCGCCGGCGACGGCACACTCACGTTTCGAGGCCGCGCCGCATCGCTCAACCCCAGCGCCACCGTCGAGTTCAGCGACGACGGCACCGGCGTGCGGTACATGCAGATGGCCAACAGCTACGGCGACGAGCTGCTGTACAACTACATCGCGCTCGACTCTCCCGCCGGCAGCCCGCAGACCGCATCCGATGCAACGTCCATTGCGCTGTACCAAGCGCAGCAGTATTCAAAGCTCGATCTGCTGAACAGCACGACTGCCGAGCTCTCGAGCATGGCCAATTACCTGTTGGGCCGGTACAAGGATCCCGTGGTGCGGTTTACCGGCGTGGAAACGCAGCTGGCGGCGCTTGACGCCACGGATCAGGATGCCTGCCTGTCGGTCGATCTGACGGACATTGTGAGCGTCACCAAGAGCTTTGGCGCGGGCACGCCAGCAACCGTGACCCAAACCCTGATCACCAGCGGCGTCAACCATGAGATTCGCCCTGGTAGCCATGTCGTCCGGTACACCTTTGAGAGTACCGACAGCAACAACTACCTCACGTTAGATAACGCCATTTTTGGCACGCTCAACAACAACCTCTTGGCGTTCTAAGGAGTAAGGGTGGCAAAGACCTACAACACGATCTCGACGTTTGTCAGCGGGGCAATTCTCACTGCCAGCCAGATGAATGGGATTGGCACAAACGTCAACAACTATCGCGTGCCACCCACCGCCATTGCGGTTCGGACCACCACGTCTGCGGCCTACACGCTGAACACTGACATCACGTTTGAAAGCGCAACGGCCAGCGGCGGTCACGACACTGACAGTATGTGGGCAGGAGGATCACCCACACGCCTCACCGTTACGACTCCAGGCATCTATCTGGTCACGTTCAACGGTTACGTCACCATGGCAAGCAGCGGCGGCGTTCAGACGTTGGTCATTCTCAAGAATGGCAGCAGCGTTTGCGAAACCTATTTGCCGAACAGCGGAACCAATCACCTGTGGTCGCTGTCTCACGTCATAAATTTGGCGCTGAATGACTACATCACTGTAAGGCACACCAATGGCGGGTCAGGAGCGGCCACGATCTACGGGGCAACCTCCAACACAAACACGCAGACGCGGGTTGGGTTGAGCTGGCTCGGGCAGGCGTCGTGATGCCTGCGGCAAAGGCACGCGGCCTGATCGGTGTCATTCCATGACCGCCGACGATGCGCACAGCATCCGACAGGACATTCGTGAGCTGCGCGAGGCTGTGGCGTCCGTTGAGGCATTGCAGCGCGAGGCCAACAAGCGCCTGGGCAAGCTCGAGGGGCGAGTGTTCGAGGTGGAAATCTGGAAGGCCCGGCTGCAGGGCGCAGCTGCGACTTCGCGGGTGGTTTGGCTGCTCGCCGGCGGCGCGGTCACTGGGCTGATCATCGAAATCATCCGAAACACCTAGGGGAGCCATGAGCATCAGCAACGGCCAGATGACGCTGCGGAAGGCACTGTCATACCTTGGAAGCATGGAGGGCCCGCCCAACCGCTCGGGCGATCCCATCGTTGACGAGTGCCAGGCGCTTTACGGCTTGCAGGGCGTGCCTTGGTGCGCGTGCTTCGTGGGTTACTGCATCGCCAACAGTGAGGCCGATGCCAAGTACAAGGCTGCCGCCAAGAGCGTGGTGCATCCGTCGACGGCTGTCATGGTCGACAAGGCTCGCAAGAAGGGCTGGTACACCGGCCACAGCAAGAACACCAAGCCCGGTGACCTGTTCATCATCGACGGCAAGCACGTCGGTTTCATCAACGCCATCAACAAGGATGGGACGTTCCAGACCTGCGAGGGCAACGCCAACAATGGCGTCCGGTCCTACATTCGCAGCTGGTCGGATGGCTGGCAAGTCATCAGCTTCCCCGGCGTCGGAGCTCCCGGCCCGGCCGCGGTGGTCGACGGCTATGGATTCGACGACACCAGGGTGAAGCTTTACGGCGGCTGGCCGACTGCCAAGGCCCGCGACGGCCAGATGGCCAAGTATGCCGCGGCCAATCCCGATCACTGGACGCAGGCCGTCCGAGTCGAGCGCAGCAGCCCCTATGCCTTCCGCGCCGGCCCCAAGGGCACGTGGGGTCACTACACCTTTGGCCCCTGGCTGCACAAGACGGGCAAGGAAGTGCGCGACAAGCAGATGGATCAGTGGTCGAAGGCGCACAAGGATGCGACCGCCCGGCCGTGGAAAAAGACCTACAAGGAGGCGTGATGCCGCCCGACACCATTCCGCCTGGCACCACCGTGATCGAGCCGCCGCCGGCCGAGCCCACGGACTACACGCCCGAGAAGGAGAGCGGCGAGTGATCCCGAAGGTAGGACCGTCGACCATTGCCATCCTGACTGGCGCGCTGATCACGATGGTGGCTTTCATCGACACATGGGTAGAGGGCAACCCGTCCACGACCCTTGCGGCGATCAGTGCCGCGCTCACCGCCGCGCTCGGTGCCCTCCGTTCGTGGCAGTCCGTATCAGCTGACAAGGAGAGGGAGCAATCAGACCCGGAATCGCAATCGCCATCCTGATCGGGGCGTTCCTGCTCGCCGGCAGCATCGAGGCCAGCGGCGCACCATGCGAGAAGCACCAGGCAAGCGACCGACGCGCCTGCCTGCAGCAGTACAAGAGGGACAAGATGGACTGGCCCCCCAAGCCCAAGGAGTGGGAAATCAAGCGCCGCGTGGGCTGGTGGTGGGGGAAGGCCGAGCGAATCGCCTACTGCGAAACCGCCGGCAACTGGCAGCACTACCCTCATGGCAGCTACATCGGTGGGTTGGGAATGTTCCGCTCGACCTACGGCATCGGGCAAGCTGTCACCGGCTACCGCTGGCCGTCAGAGGGTGCAACCAAGGCCGAGCAGATCGCCGTGGGCTACATCGTCATGCGGCGCTTTGGCGTCACGGCTTGGGGATGTGCATCCGCTTAGGCGGGTATGGTCCCGCCACATGCGAAGGGAGACCGCATGAAGTGTCCACACTGCGGGCATCCAGACCGGATCCACAGCGGTCAACGTGCCCAAACCACAGAACCCGGCAGCTGCCAGTGCGGCCCGCCCGACAACCCTTGCGCGTGCCCTGGGTGGGCACATTGGCTGGTTGCGGGCAAGGAGCGTTACCTCGAGCTGCAGATGGAGCAGGACCGGGTAGACAAGGCATGGGGGGCGTCGATTCACACGCTGTACGAACCCGACGATTGACGCCATGACCTGCAAGGCCGGTCACATCCTCAACTGGGACGGCTATTGCAGGATCTGCGGAGCATGGCTGGTTGACATAAATGGTCCCGCGTCACCGTTCCCTGTGCGTGAGGACAGTGCTGAAAGCGAGGGAGACAATGGAAGCGATGACGTTTGACGAGCTGCAGCACCTGCTCGAAGGCACGCTTGAAAACGCTGACGAGGCGTGGAAGGTCTGGGCCTATCAGTGCATCACCCAGCTGGCAGACGCCGGCGAGCCATTCACGGCCGACGAGGTACACCTGTTGCTCGAGCCCTATGGCGTCAACACAGGTTCCGACAATGCCATGGGCGCACTGTTCGCCAGGGCACGCCGTGAAGGGCTGATCACCACGGATAACCAGTACCGCCCCAGCAGGCGCCGAGAGGCGCACCGGCGCATGGTGCGGATCTGGAAGGGGGCGTAGGAATGACTGACGAGCCATCTGCGGAGATTGTGGAGTTTCCGGGGGCTGGGAGTAGGGCAGAGCGCCACGCGGCGCTTAGAAGGCTTGGGGAGGAATGGTGGGATCCGCCGGCCGAGCTGATCGACACGCTGCCCAAAGGTGGTGTGCAGCTGCGGTACCTGTCGCACATTTGGGTTCGCAAGGCGCTGCAGGATGCTGACCCCGATTGGTACTGGGAGCCGATGGGCTATGACAGCGACGGACAGCCCGTGATCGAGCGTGACAGCCAGGGCAACCCGGTGGGGTTGTGGATCTGGCTTCACCTGCTCGGCACCAAGATGCCCGGTTATGGGTCCGTGGAGCCCGGCAAGCGTGACGCCGTAAAGGAGCTGATAGGCGACGCGCTGCGCAACGCCAGCATGCGCTTGGTAGGCGGTGCCTTGTGGGTCAAGGACAACGCCAAGAAAAAGCCGCCGGCGAAAAAGAAGGAGCCGCTGCCCGCTGCGGCCGAGCCCGCCGATGACGCGCCGCACCACGAGAAGGCAGCAGGCAAGGAAGCGTATGACCGGATGGTTGCTGACCACGGGGAGGAAGTAGTCAATGGCGCACTGGCCACGTTCAACATTGCCAGGTTCTCGGAGCTCACGCCGCCAAAGATCAAAGCCATTGAGGCATCGTTGGCACAGCGTGCCCGCATCATGCGCGAGCAGGCAGAGCGGGAGAAGGCTGATGGGTAAGGGCCCCGAGGCAGCGTTCCAGTCGCAGGTCATCCAACTGGCGCATACCTTCGGCTGGCTTGTGCAGCACACGCGGCCGGCGAAACAGGGCGACCGTTGGCTGACGCCGATCAGCGGTGACGTTGGATTCCCTGACCTTGTCCTGGTGCATCCTCACCGTGGCGTTCTGTTCGTGGAGCTCAAGAGCGACACAGGCGCAGTCAGTGACGCGCAGTACAAGTGGGGGCGCAACATCCGTGACGCCGGCGGGGAATGGAAAATCTGGCGACCGAAAGACATGGACGAGATTCACCGCAGGCTTGGGCACAAGGGGCAATCGTGAAACGGTTGGCGTACGCAGACCCGCCATACCTGGGGTGCGGGGCGAAGTTGTACGGCCCGTACCACGAGGACGCTGCGGATTGGGACAACCCTGACGAACACCGCAGGCTTGTCGAGTGGCTATGCGACGAGTTCCCTGACGGGTGGGCTGTTTCGCTGCATGTGCCGTCACTCCCGCTGTACGCAAGCCTCATGCCAGATGACGCCCGCGTTGGTGCATGGGTCAAGACATGGCACCAGATAAGGCCCACCACTACGCAGTTTGCATGGGAGCCGGTCATCTGGCGCACAACACACAAGGACAACAAGAGGACACCAATGGTTCGTGACTACTGGATCGGCGCAGCAACGCGCCAGCGTGGCCTCCCCGGCGCGAAGCCTGACGGGTTCAACAGGTGGGTGCTTGACCTTCTCGGGTATCAGCCTGACGACGAGCTCGTGGATGTGTTTCCGGGCACAGGAGGTATGGAACGTGCAGTAGCCCAGTTGGTGCTGGTGTGATTATCCATGCTGCCCAGCCCAAGCGTGACTTCACCGTCATTCCCAACAGGGTGCTGCGCGACGATGCCCTGTCCTACCGGGCCCGAGGACTGCTGGCCTACCTGTTGAGCCAACCACCGGGCTGGCAGATCAGCAGCGGCAGGCTGGCCATCAAGACCGGCGAGGGGCGCGACGCTGTACGCACTGCGCTGCGCGAGCTGATGTGTTGCGGCTACCTCGACCTCAAGCGCCGGCAGGGTGACAGGGGATTGTGGGAAGCGGAGTACACCGTGACCGACACGCCCTGGTACTTCGACTTCCCGCCTGTGGATAACTCGAGCGAGCCTGTGGATAACTGGGCAACCGGGGCCTGATTATCCGGCGCCGGATTCCTAGGCCGTATTAGAAGAACTATAAGAAGAAGAACTAAAAGAAGGCGGCATGGGAAAACCTCGGAAGGATCTGGCCAGCAGCGCGTACCGAACACAACGCGCCAGGTTCCTCGCGGAATGGGATGGGCCATGCCACTGGTGCAAGCGTGCCAAGGCTGTTGAGCTTGACCACATCATTCCTGTCGCCGCCGGCATCGATCCAACCGACCAAAGCAATTGGGTTGGTGCATGCAAGAAGTGCAACGCCCGGCGGGGGGCGGAACACCTCGCCAGGACTAGGGCCAGCAGAGTGGCTGCACGCTCCAAAGCGGTGAAAAATCCGCCGGCGTTTTTTGACAGCGAATCGACGTTGAC